ATTGTCCAGGCCGCCGTCTGCACCGCCGCCGCACTGGCGCCATAGAGCAGCAAACCGAGCGTATCCACAACAGTGAGCGCGTCAGCCGCCCCCACCTTCGGTGTATAGCCCATCACCAGCACATTGCTGCCACTCGTCAGCGAATAGGTTGTACTGCCATCATTCAACCGAATCAACACCGCCATGGGTTAGCCTCGCCGCTTCATAATCGTTGCCAACCGATAGGCCAACGCTTCCAGATCAATCTCGTTGGCCACCGTCGCATTGATCGTAATATTGATCGAGCCGGCCCCGGCCGCCACCATCGCCGGTGCGGGCGTTAACGTAGTTGCCCGCAATAGCGACCGGTCCAAGGGCAAGGCTTTGGTCGGTTCATCAGCGCCGCCCCCGCCTAACCACCAAGGCCGCTCGGGGAATGCCCACCCGCGAAACGGATTCGGCAAAGAAAAGCTGGCCAGCCAATCCCGGAAACTTTGTAGCGCCGTTTGCACCGATGCCACCTTTGTCCCGATGGTGCTAGCGGCCGCCGAAATTGACCCAAAGGGATTGGGGAAGGATAGCCCACCAATAAAGCCCTTTAGCCCATTAAAGGCATTCTGCACAGCGCTGGTAATCTGTCCCATCACGCCCTTGACGTTGATGCCCAACTGTTCCATAGTCGTCAATACAGTGTCCGCCACCGCCCCGATCAAGGTCTCGACAATGCTATTCAGATCGACAAAGACCGTGCCAATCGTCTCGGCAAATGCGGTCACCAGATCGCCGGCCGCCGTCCAGGCGCCCGCCCAATCGCCATTGATCACGGCCACCACCAACGCCGTTGCCGCGCTCACCATTTCGGCCATGCCATTGACAAGGTCAGCCACCGTTGTCAATGCTTCGCCGACCACTTCCGGCAACCGCATAAACGCACTGCTGATGAGGTTTACCCCGGTTAAGGCAACGACGGCCAACGTTCCGCCGAGAAACGTAACAAGTGGTTGAAGCGCAGTGAAGAGGTTTTGAAAGGCGGCCATAACCTCATCTAGCTTGGGCCCTAATGTCCCGAAGATCGTGACCATCCCCGCAAAGCTTGTCTTTACCCGTTCAATCGCCGGCCCAAAGGCATCCCCAATCATCTGCATCACCGACCCAGCCGCTTCTGCAGATGTACTGGCAGAACTTTGAAATCCCGCAAAAGCGCTTTGAATCGACGCTACCGCGCTCGTCACCGTTGACTGTATGCCCCCCCAGTCATTTTCCCACGCATTGCGCAGGATTGCGCTCGCGGCAATCAACCCGCCGACCGCCGCCACCACGGGCGCCATACTGGCCACCAGCCCACCCAGCGCCACCACCACCGACCCGCCGATGATGCCACCCAGCACGACCAGCACATCCTTCCAACTGACAAAGCTACCAATCGCCTCAGCCACCGGCGCCAGGGCTGCCAGCACCGCCGCTATAAAGGGCTGCCAGGCATTGATCGTCGTCTGAATCGAGACCCACAGATTGCCCATGCCCTCGACCAGCCCGATCAAACCATCCATCAACGCTGGAATATAGGCCGCCACCAGCCCGATGCCCGCCGCGAATCCACCGAAGAGCGCCACAATGCGCCCACTATTTTCGCTCACAAAGGCGCTCAGCGTTTCCGCCAACTGGCGCACCACCGGCAGGAAGGCATCGCCGATCTGAATCTTGACCGTCTCAATCACGCCGCTCAAGATTTCCATCGCACCCTTGGTGTTATTCATTCTTTCCGCCGCTGCGTCCAGCGCATCAACCTGCCCCATACGCACCTGCAGCGCCTCAAAGGCCGTAATCCCATCCTTGGCCACGGCATTGAGCGCGTCCTGGCTGACCCCCAATTCCTTGGCCGCCAGCGCCACATCGGTATAAACCACCTTACCACTATCGGCCAGCGCCACCGCCGCCCGCATCGCGTCACTGCCAAAGATCGTGGAGAGGGCCGCATTCTTTTGCTCTTCGCTCAGCCCGGCCAACGCCCCGGATAGAAGAGAACTTACATCGGCCATGCTTTTCAAGTTGCTCTGGGCGTCAAAAAAGGCGTTACTGCCATCGGCCGCCAACAACCCAAGCTCTTGCATTGCCGCCGCCGCATCGTTGCTCTTGGGGATGAGGGTCTGGAGCATTGTTTTGAACGACGTGCCGGCATCACTGCCGGACCCGAAGAGCGGGGAGACCGCCGCCAGCGTCGTGTTAAAGTCGCCGAATTCCACGCCCACACTGCTGGCCACGCCACCCGCCTGCGCCACCGCCAGCCGATAATCATCAATGCTGAATTTACTCTTACTGGTCACCGCCACGATCTGGCTGACCGCGTCCGTATAGCTGCCGGCCGAATCTTTGAACTGCTTCATCACATCGGTCATGATGCCGGCACTCACCGCAAAGTCGCCGCCCGTCGCATTGGAGAGCAGCACAGTGGCTTCGGCCGCACCGTTCAACACTTCCGTCATCGTCAAGCCGTTGGCCACCAGGCTCTTAATGGCGTCGGCCGCCTCCAAGGTTGACACTTTCAGATTGGGATTCATCCCCAGATCTAGGATCAATTGCTTCAGCGGCGCAATCTCGTCCCGACTCTTCTGCATCGTTGCCGCAATCCCACTCATCGACGCTTCCAAATCAGACGCCATATTGAAGCCATCCACCGCCGTGGCCGCCATGGCGCCCCCCAGCGCCACCACCCCGGCCGCCGCCACGCCCCCGGCCATCAGCCCAAAGCGCGACAGCGACGCCCCCACGCCCATCGTATTCTTTTCGACGCTACTGATCGACGCGTTGACCTGGTCAATGCCTCTCACGGCATTGTTGGTGTCAGACTCGAATTTGATCAGGAGGTTGGCGACTGTCGTTGCCATCGTGCGGCCTCAGCTTCATTCTCTGCATATTGCGCCGCGAGCGCTACCTGCAGCCACCAACTGGGCTGCTTGGCCAACTCCCACGGCGCCACGCCTAAATATCTGGCGCCCCGGAGGAGCGCATACCATTCGGGTGGCTCCCCAATTAACCCGCCGCTAGTGAGCCACCGTTGGAGGTCGCGGCGTTCTGAGGGTCCGGGCGCATGTCTCCAGTAATCGCCTTGACCACACTACTCAAGAAGAAAATCGGCAGCTTGCGCAGCGCCTTCTCGGTTGTGGGGCTCGGCTTCTCATCATCACCGATCAGATCCCAGGTAAGTATCGTCAGGGCCAGAAACTTCGCCAACGCCCCACCCCCGCGCTGCTCGGCGAGCGTATTCAAAAACTGATCTTCACTCTCCGGCGTCACCGCGCTCGGCCGATAGGTAACGGTCAACATCTCCCCGTCCCCCAGGTCAACCGGCACCGTTCGCTTATCGGCCAAAATACTCGCTAACTTCGGCATACTCTCTCAATCTCTCAATCTTTGTTTAGTCAGCTATCGAACTACAACGCCGTCAGCGTATTATTCACCAGAATCTGGCTTGCTTTTGCCCATCCGGCATCATACGTTTGATCAAAGGTCCACTCGATGGCATAGACGCCATCCTGATCTTTAAACTCACTGACCCCACTGACAATGCCACAGATCGAATGCTGGAAGAGCCACGTATAGGACGATGCAATGATCGGCCCCACCGCCTTGATCTGAATAAACCGTTTGTCGCCGGCCTGCATATTGGTCAGCAGCCCCATGCCCACGCTGTCGGCCGCCACCAGCAACTTCAACTGGGCCTTGGGTTCCGTCTCCACATGGGCCGCAAATGAGCCTTGCGCCGCGTCGACTGGCCACACGGCCCCAACCTTCGAGTCAAGCTGATAATCGCCACTAAATACCCGGCTTAGTTTGGTCGTGCCGATGCCGCCCGCCGTAGCATCCAGATAAACCGAGATCTCCGTAGGCAAGACCGGCTGTAAGGCGATTTCGGTGGGGCTGCTGGTCAACGTGATCCCATCAGTGATCTTCTGCCCCAACATCGACCCCTTGACCGAAACCTCATCCCGGCTAAACGCATAGCCCCACGAATCAAAGATGCCGTAGGCCATCTTATGCGCCCGTGCAGCCGACCCCATTTCAACGGTATAGGTCTTGGCCGTATCTTCCGTGGCCTGGCCCGGCGTAAAGGTCCATTGATAGGCCGCCGTCGCGCCCTGCTGGACCGGCGCCGCATAGTTCATAATGCTCGAAAGATGGTAGACCACATCGGTATAGACCATCTGCCCGCTCACCTTAGCCGCTGCCCATTCCTTGGACTGCGCCCCTACGGTCGCATACTTGCCGCCCAGCGGCCGGAACATCTTCACCGCCGTCTGAATACTCGGCTCGATCAGCGTGGCCAACAACTTCTTATTCGCCGCCACCGCCGTTCCCGACGTGCTCTCGACCCCGATTTGTACGACCTGACTAATTGACGCTCGTTCAGGCATCGCCTTCTACTCCTTTACAATGACTGCGCAATTATCCGATACAACCCGCCCAGATGGCGGTATTGGGTTTCCCCGCTCACATCCACATACGCCAACGGCTCTTCCCGGGTACAGGCCAGAATTGCCCCATCCACCACGCTGCCCGTCGCGCCATGCAAGACGGCATCAATGCGATCCGCCAGCGGCTTCAATGCCGCAAAGCTATTCGTGGCGCCGATCACCTTGACCTGGAAGAGCGCATTCAACATTATGCGCGCCGTCCCCACGCCCATCACATCCGTCCCTGCCTGCATGGCAAAGAGGAGGAAGGGAAACTGCGCCGGCTGGGGCGCAATGTACCCATAACAGCGTGCCCCCACGGCGGCCGCCAGCGTCGCATCACCGGTCAACGTTGTATAAAGCCACTGCTCCACCCGCACCGACTCGATCATCTGACTGCCTCATTCACAACCTTGGCCATCTGGCGCTTGAGCTTGGCCACCGCCCGCTCGCCGGCCGGCGTCATGAATGGCCGTGGCGGAAGCTTCACCGTGCCGAATTCATGAAAATGGCCATAGAACTCAGTCGAGATCACCTCATACCCTTTGCCCCGGCGCCGCACCTTGATCCCCTTTTCCATGGCGTGTGTATCCTTGGGCGCCAGCGCCCGGGCCTCGTCGCGTGCCTCCAGCGCCACATCCTTCATCGCCGCCGGCGCCGCCACCTTGAGCGCCGTCTTCACCGCCGGCAACTGATTCGCTTTAATCTGAAAACTAGCGGACATCAAACGACCTCCCGGCACATCACAACCTGTTCCCGGTTGCGCCCCTCAACATCACCGATACTCACGATCTGCAGGGTGCGCCCCTTCCAGCCAAAGCGATGCCGGATCGTCAAGCTCACCCCACCCGCCTTGGCGCGCAAATTGACCTTGTGCGAGATCGTCCCCTGTATCTGTTCGCCGGCCGCCGTATATTGCTCTTGGCCATTCGCCATGCGCACCCGGCCCCATACCGTGGCCACCGTCGCCCATGACTGCGTCTCGCCGCCCATGCCATCGGCCACGGCTGTATAGCTTTGAATGGCAATCCGTTCCCGCAACTGGCCCGCCTGCACTATCTCACCTCATACAAATACAGCAGCGAATCCACCGCCATCTGCACCATGCCGCTCGATACCACACTACCACCGGCCACCACCACCGCCTCCCGGTTCTCATACCAGTGCCCGATCAGCAACTTCAGCGCCTGTTTAATGGGCAAGGGCACCGCCGCCGCGCCCCCATAGCCAGCCGTATACGTGATCGCAATCGGCCACAATGGCCACAGGGCCGCCGTTGGCCAACTCTGGTTCCCAGCCAGGCAGATATAGGCGCCATCCGGTGACAACGTATAGACCGCCGAAGAGAGCGTTTGCATGTTGCCCGCACTATCCTTATAGGTCACATTAGTCACGCCCGTAATCGGCGGATAGCTCAATAGCAATCCATCAGTAGGCCACCCATCCAACGTCTGTCGCCAGGTCTGCGTGCAAAGGCTAATCCAGCAACGCTGTTCCACATAGACGCGCGCCGTGGTGATGAGATCGGTGATATACGCATCATCGTCCGTATGCTCGACCCGACAATGCGCCTTCGCCTCGCTCAGCGTCAACGGCTCTTCTGTTGGCCCCGTCACCAAAACCGGCAGCATATATTACCCTCGCTTGCGCTTCGCCGTCGGCATCACCGCCGCTTCCGCGTCCGGCTCTGCACTGGCCGTCTCCACGTCTACCTGCTTGGCCTTGCCCAGTCGAATCAACAGATCCGCATCGCTGGCGCTCACCGTCACTACTTGCCCAGGATCCACGGCCACCCCGCCGACCACCGTGGCCCGGATAATTTCAATCTCTACCTCTCTCATATATGTATCCTTTGTAAGAGCTTTTTCGACTGCAGCGCCACCCTGTCGCCTGCTTCCGCTGCCTTCTGCACGTCATCCCGGTAACCTGGAATCATGTACAGTGCTCGCGCCTCTGCCGGCGTGATAACGGCGAACAGGTCACGGATGCCAATCCGCTTGGCCACCTGCTGCTGCTCCGCTGGATTAGTCACTTGTGGACGGGCGTTGAAAAGCAATGCAATCGCCGGGTAGTTGTCACCAATCGCCTGCATTGCCGAGTTGC